TCGACGCTGGAGAACGTGGTGTCTACGCCCTTTTGTGTCGCCATCACGACATCGACGCTTTGCTCGGCGATGGGCTGCGTGGAGATGTTAGGACCAGTGCGAACAGTGAATTCGTTCGGCAGGCGCACTTTCAGCGTGGAGCCAATCTTGGCGCCAGTCTTGGCGAACGAGTCGTCGTAAGAGCGGTTGATGGAGCCGATGAAGTTGAGCTTCTGGTGCAGGATCTGCAGCGCCTTGCGGGTCACTGCGGTGGGGGTGAGGATCGAATTTGCCATTTCAGTCTTTCGGAAATGAAAAAGGCCGCTCTAAGGCGGCCCTTTGGGGACAGTGGAGTTACCGACGCTTGGCGATCCGTTCACGCTCCTTGCGCATCCATGTTTCGGTGTCATCCGCATCGCTGGGGAGCGAGCTGGTCGACGACTTTCCACGGGTGCCAACGGGCGAAATCGGCTCAGGAGCCTTGCTCGGCGTAGCTTTGGGTTTGGCGGCTATTTCCGCTTCGATGCGGACCAGCTCGCGTGCGGCTTTCATGGGAGACAACTGCGAGATCTCGTATGCCTTGCCCGGGTTTTTGCCTAAGAAATAGGCCACGTCCGGTCCGTGCTCGGAGTCGCTGATGAAATCCGCCATACCCTCATTGATGGGCAGCGCAGGATTACTAACGACAGCCTGAAAGTCCGGGTAACGCTCATGAACCTTCTCGGCCCGCTCTTCGAATGCTTCGCGCTGCTTTTCAACAGTGTTTTGGCGTTCGCGCTGCTGGACCAGTTCACGCGCCTTCAACTCGGCTTTGTGATCGATGTCGGCTTGGGAGAACTCTTCGTCGCTTCCGAAGGCTTCGCGCTTTGGCGGGACGGCGGTTACCTGCTCGCGCAGCTTTCCTTCAATCTCGCGGTGAATTCGGCGCTCAGTCTTTAAAAGTCGCTTTTGAACAATCGCGTCCACTTCCGCTTGCGTGAAAGTCTTGGCGGGTTGCTCTACCTGCTTTTCTTTATCCACACCCCCATCAGCAGCAGTCGCCTCTGGTGTGTTCTGCTCGGATTGTTTAATCTCGACCGATTCGAGGGTTTCTGCAGTCTCGAGGACTTCTGGTTCCATTACGTAGCTCCTGGCAGCGTCTCTCGACGGATGCCTAACCCTGTGTGCGCACAGGTACGTTTGCCAGCGTTATGCTGGTAAATCTTGTGGTTCGCCCAAAGAAAAACCGCCCTGAGGCGGTTCTGTTTGTTGCATCTGCTCGGGCTGCATGATGGGCGGTAGAGCCCCCATGCCATCGCTCGGCGGTGAGCCCGGATCCGGTTGCTCCATCGCCTCTCGCTTGGTTTCTTCTGCAATGCCGCCAACCTCTTCCGGTGTCAGTAGCGGAGCCAGCATTTGCAGCCGCTGCGTCACTGCCGAGTAGGCCTTGGTGTTGGAGTCGATTTCCTTGATCTTGAGCTCGCGCTCTTTGTTCTCGGCATCTGCCTTGAGGTCGATGTTTTCCTGCTCAAGCTGCGCGCCGGCCTGTTGCATCATGTCCATCTTTTCATTCATCTGCTGAATGGCCTGCTGGACCTGCGGCGGGACTTCTGGCTCGCCCTCATCCTTGTTCAGCATCTCTTGTACTGGCGGGATCAGCGTCACTTTCAGGCGCTCTGCCATCTCGTCGGCGCCCGGCCAGTCCATGTTCTTGACCAACTGGTCGCCAATCACGCCCCACAACTCGGGATTGGCCTGCGTCATGGCCGTCATGGCCTCGACCGCCTCAATGCGGCGCGTGGTGAAGCTTGGGCCAGTGGATGTGTACACGTCGTAAGTGCCGACGTTCGGATTGAAGATGCGCTGAATGGCGCCCTTCTCGTCCTTCATTTCCTCGAAAGCCTCGGGTGCATTCGGGTCCAGCCGCACATTGGTGGCGGAGTTGTCCTCGCCCAAAATGCGTACGATGCGCGCCGTGTCCAGCACTTTGGGGATCATGTCCAGGATGATCCGGCCCACATGCCTCACACCTCGCGCCAGGTTATCAACGTAGTGATACGTGGCCGTGTCGCCCTCGCGCTGGCGGGCCATGATGGCGCGACCTGACGTTTCGTTGCTGCGCTGCCCTAGCGATGCGTCGTACTGGCCTGTTTCGCTCTTAATGTCGTCAGATGCGCCTGTAGCAATCTGCGCAAGGCCGGGCTCTACCGCCGTGGGTTGCGTGCGTTGCGGCGCCGGGATCGGGTTGCCTTCTTCATCCGTGTGGTTGTACGGCAGGAACGAATGGTTCTTGGTGTTGGCCGTTTGCCACTCTTTTTCGTATCCTTGCACAGCATCAGCCGGCGCAGTCCATGGAGCCTTGGGGGCCTGCATCACACGCTCAACAATCGCCGATTGCGCGACGTTGTACATGCGCTGGCTGTCCTTGGCATTGCGCACGATGCCCGAGATGATCAGCTTGCCGTCAACTTCCCATTCGTTTCCGACGACGCGGGCAACAGGAATGTATTTGCAGGGGAATTCCTTCTCATCGAGGATTTCCTGCCCATTCATCTTGCGCCAGATGACCTTGCATTCGTGGCTTTTGCGAGTCTTGATAGGCCGCTCGCCGTCAATCACACCCTGCGGCAACTCGTCGCCCTGAAAGGATGTCTCGCCATTGGCCCACAGGTTGAGCGTCTTTTCCTTTTCCTCGATGCTGAAATACTCGACCAAGCGGATCTTCTTCTCGCCTCGTGCGTACCAATCACCATTTGCGAACGTCCAGTCGATCGCCTCGGCATCTGGGTGCTGGGCGGTGAACTCTGCCTCGTCGACCATCTCTTCGATAAAAAAGAACTTGCGGTCAGCGCCGGCGGGATCTTGAATATCGGGGTCGTCGTAGCAATGAAACGTGTTCTTGACGCGCCGGATGAAAATGTCCTGATCGAACGAGTCTTCGCTGATGTAGTCGGCCACCACACGAATGTAGCCAAGGCCGTGCACTACCTGGTTCTCAGCTGCCGTGTCATAGGCAACGTCCGCATCGCTGTTTGCCTCGATATGGCGCACAAGACCCATAAGGATGTCGGCCACCTCTGGATCCGCCTTGTTGTCAGCCGGCCGGTAGCGAATGCTTGGCCTGTTCTGGCGGATGTCGTTCGTGACCTGCCGTATATGCTGCGGCATTTTGTTGATCGTCAACGTTGGGCGCTGTTGTGTCTCGCGCTCCTTAAGCGTCGTCTGCTCCCATTGCCACGGATCATCAGGGCTCGCAGCCGCGAATCGCTTGTCGTTCTTGGCTTTCGTGCGGTTGTCAGAAGACGCAGCCATAGCGTATTCGAATCGCTGCTTGGCAGTCGCGAGAACCTTTTCGTCGGTCTTCACAGAAGCCCGCCTGACGCCGTTTGCACCCATGCAGTGCCGTCGAACTCCCAATCAGCCCATGAATTCAAGGCCAGACCCAAGCCGTTCGTCACCAGACTGAACAGGCCGCCAGCCTCACGCTTGATGCGAAAGCGAGCGCCACGATAAGCATAGGTCGTGCCGAATGTCACCGTGCGGGCAGCGGTCAACGTGCCTTGAATGATTTGCGTCGGCGCGTTTGCCATAGCCAGAAAGCTCATGTTTGCATTGCCGTTGGCAACAGTGTTCACTGCCAGCGGACGAACCGGCTTCCAGTTCACGCCATCGCTCAGACACATATCGCCAGGGCCGCCAAAGAGATCCGTCACCCATGCGTACATGCGCGCACTCTCCGACGCCGACGGCAAACCGGCGAGCAGGTAGTTGCCCGGCAAGATCGTCAGCGGCGGGGCGGCAGGCGTGGTTTCTGGTCCCATGATCAGGCGTAGTAGCTCACGTTCAGCTTTGCCGATGCTGCCGCTTCGATGAACTGGATCGCCGCCAGGTTGCCGTCGTACCGCAGCTCGCCGCCAGCAGGAATGGTCATACCGACCGAGGCAGTGGGCGCGGCGCCATCGTCACGCCAGCGCACGGCCTGCGCTTCAGCCTGGATGACCACGTACGTAGGATCGCCATTGCCAGCATTGTTCGATGGGATGGTCAGGCCAACAGCAGTGGATAGAACAGTTACTTGCTGATAACCAAGGCATGCAGCGGTGTTTTTCAGGCTCATATTTATCCTCCCATCCAGCCGCCTTGGCCTTCAGGTATTGTTTTCAATTTGGTGCGCTCTTTGGCTGGTCGAACCATGCCAGGGAACAGTTCGGTCAACACCCAAATCCACGCATCAGCACGGTTCGGACTGCGTTCGCCGGTATAGCCAACGGTCGAGAAGGCTACTAATTCATCTTCAAGGTCGGAGAAATCGCCGACATGGCGCACCTTGCCTTGCTCATACAGTGACGAGAACGGCTCAGCCCTTACAGCCTTGCCGCGAGTCGCTGTGACCTGCTTGTATGGAACCTTGCGCTGCCCGGTGCCGCGACGCGATGTCTGAATGACATGCTCGACCATCGCGCCGCCGTAGTTAATCTCACCCACGATCACATCGCCGTTGTGCCGGTCGTATGAATCGGTCGCCACCTTGCCCCAAACGGCAGGACCGGCCTTGACCGTGTTGTCCTCAAGCAGATAGGCATTGCCGTCCGTCCCGAGCGCTCCGACACAGATTCCAATTGCATCGTTGTCCGCGTTATCAACATCGCCAGAGCCCGAAGGGTCAACGCCGACCACCACGCGCACAAAGTCTGGCAAAGCCTCACCATTCACTACGCGCCACTTGTCGATCACCTCGTCTGTGAACAGCGCATTTGGGGTCGCGTCGGCAAACTCACCTTTAAGAAACCGCTTTTGCAGGCGTGCGCTCAGGTTCTGCAGCGTATCTAGGTAGCCTGCGGACACGTTCTCTGCGTTGTCCTGCGGGTTGATCTGGAAATGCGCATAGTCGCCCGGCTTGGCAATCGCATGTTTTGTCTCGGGATCGCGTTTCTCTACGAATAAGCGATATGTCCAATGCACCTTTGACGGCGGGTTGCAGTCGTAATACATGCGCGGCTTAAGCGGCACAGGCTCTTTGCCGTCAATCACCTGGTTAACCTGTTGGGCTAACCGCGTGACTGCGATATCTCTGGAACCTTGCGGGATCTGGCTGGATTCGTTCAAGTAGATGGTCACGAACTCCATGCCGAGAATCTTCTCAGTGCGCTCCTTGTCGTCCAGCCCGGCGAACCAGATTTGCGACCCATTCTCAAATTCAGCGAACCAGTCCGTCTTGCTGATGGTGTATTCAACGCCCGGGAAGGCCAGGCTCATCACCTTCGGGAACGTGTCCATCACCACTGATGCCTTGATGGCGTTGAACCTAAACCTTAGGATTGCATGG